GTCCATTTTTAAAAAGTTAAAACACTTTTCATTTTTTGAAATCGATGTTTTTCTCTACATGTGTAGGGAACTTTTTTGGACCTTTTTTTGAGAAATTCTATGATTTACCTTCATCATGTAGTATCCCGTCTTTAAGTTATTTAATAATATATAATTAAATATTATTTAAAGAAGTACTTCACTTTTTTGAATATATATTATTTCTATTTACATCATTTAATTTAATTTTTACATATTTACCACAAGGTCCACAATGATCTTCATTCGCCAAATCTATTTTATTGTTTAATTTTTTGTTACATTTTTCAATATTCCATCTACCTAAGGGAGGTTTTAAATTAGACTTTTGAAAAATATTTTTAAATACTGCTATAATTCGCATCATACTTATACTTATTGAATAACTTTAATGTATTATAAACTTATTCAATCAATTTTATTTTAAAATGAATTCAAATTTGTTATACCTCTTCCAATAATTAAACCATGAATATCTTGAGTTCCTTCATATGTATTTACTGCTTCTAAATTTAACATATGTCTAATGATATGATATTCATCTGATATTCCATTTCCACCTAATATATCTCTAGCTGTTCTAGCTATATTTAATGATTTTAAACAATTATTGCGTTTAATAATAGAAATTATTTCTGGAATCATATTACCATCATCAATCATTCTCCCTACTCTCAAAACAGATTGAAGACCTAAAGTTATCTCAGTTAACATATCTGTTAATTTCATCTGAATTAACTGGTTTGATGCTAATGGCTTATTAAATTGTTTTCTCTCTAAAGCATAATCTCTAGCTCTTAAATAGCAATCTTCTGCTGCCCCAAGGACTCCCCATGCTATTCCATAACGCGCATTATTTAAACACATAAAAGGACTCTTTAAACCTCTTGTTAATGGTAATAAATTTTCTTTGGGTACTACTACATTGTCCATAAAAATCATACCAGTATTAGATGCTCTTAATGAAAATTTACCATCAATTTTAGGAGCAGTCAATCCTGGCATATTCTTTTCTAATAAAAAACCACGAATAATTCCAGCATCATCTTTTGCCCAAATAACAAATAAATCCGCAATCGGTGAATTGGTAATCCAATTTTTACTTCCATTTAAAATATAATAATCTCCTTTTAAAACAGCTTTTGTTTTCATACCTGATGGATCACTTCCATGATCAGGTTCTGTTAATCCAAAACAACCAATTAAATTACCTTTAGCTAATTCAGGTAAGAATCTATCTTTTTGTTCTTGAGTTCCAAATTTATAAATAGGATACATTACCAAAGAAGATTGAACACTTGCACAACTTCTATAACCACTATCAATTCTCTCAATTTCCCTCATAATTAAACCATATGAAACATAATTAACGCCAGCACATCCATATCCATTAATTATTGGACCAAGTAAACCAATATTTCCCATTTCTTTCATAATATTTTTATCAAAATTTTCATTTCTAAATGAAGAAATTATATTTGGTTGTAAAATATCTCTCGAAAAATTATAAGCTAATTCTTTTATAGATGTTTCATCAGATGTCAATTGATTTTCTAATAAAAACGCATCTCTATAATTAAATAAACTCCTTCTAATTATTCTATTAAAATTATTATTTCTTAAAATCATTATGATATAATAATTATTATTTGTTTAAACCAATTTAATTAATTATTAAGTAGCATATAATAAACCAGCATTTCCTCCAACAAATATTACCATATTTACTCTCTCTTCTATCAAATACATATTAAAATTATAATCATAAATTCTCCATGTTGGCTTGTTTATACCCACAATATCTCCTGTATTTGGATCACAAATAGTTAAAACTTGAGCATATGGATCTGCTGGTGGAGTTATAGTAGTAAATTCTAACTGAATATTTGTAAATCTACTCATATTCATAGCACCTGATGGTTGAACTTTTAATGGATCTGTATCTAAACAGAAATTATAACAATATAGTCCAGGTGGAGCAAATCCATGTGTTCTTGTAAATTTTTCCACAAAATTGTAAACACCTGCTGGTAAAATATTCTCTCTATATTGACCATCCAATAAAATACCCATTGCGACCAAAATTTCTTTTAAATTTTGTGGATTATATACACCTGTATAATATAAACCTGACAAAGTTCCGTCAGGATTTAAACCTGGACCTAAAAATGGTGGAATAGGTAGAGGTGCTGGATTTGGATTAGGATAATCACCTGCCGTTGGAGCAGGGACCACATCTTGCGGCATATAATCATAAGGCCAATTTGAATAATTTGACCATTGATTTCTTAAATTAACATCACTTCTTTGAAAATAAAACATCCAACTAATTACCATACCTAATGAATCTAAATCGATTTTATTGGCACCAGTTATATTGTAGAATGGTTTTTCGTAAATTTGTTTAATTAAATATTTTTGTTCATTTTTAGCAAATATTGTTGATTCATCATCAGAGAGAAAACAATAAGTGCAATTTAAATTTATATCAGCGAACCAATTAGTTCTTGTATCTATATAGGATGTAGGACCTAATTCTTCATCTGGGGGTGTTTGTAAAAATCTATAAAACTGCATATAAAACTGATTAAAATTTGGGGCTACAACAGGATAATTATTTGTATAATCCATTACATCACGAATTGTAAACCACTCATTTATTGGTCTGAATGAAACATTTATCCATAATTCATTATATTGAAGAGCAACTAATGGAAATGCTTGAGTAGAAAGAAGACTAAACCACGAACCAAGTGGAATATATAATGTTCGTCCCATTATTGAAGGCTGAGCACCAGCAGGACTAGTTGTATAAAATGCATTTGGATAAGCATTTACACGAGCTCCTGAATTTGCTGGGTCATTTAATTCAGGCACATTACCAATCATCTCATTAAAAAGATCTAATTTTCTACTAGTAAAATCTCTCCTAGCTGAATTCAAAATATATTGCCCTGAATATTGTTGTAATTGTTGATTACCACAATTTATTGTGATTCTGCTTATAATTTGAGCACCTAAATTTTGTATCCATTGAAATTCATATGGTGCCCAATCTGTATATGTAGTTGTACCATCTGGTTGTACAATAGCTTGAGGAGGAATAATCGGACTCCAAATATTTGGTAATGTTATACAAATATAACAATCCATAAGTAAATCTGCATATCTTTTCACCTTGAACGTGAATGTACTTTCAGTTGTAAGATTTAATAGTGAGTTTCCTTCGAAATCTAGTCTAAATTTTTGAAGTCCATAATTTGTTATTTTTTTATAAGTGCATTTAAAAAATGATTTCTCTGGATTGGAAAAAAGTATTATATTTTGTTGTCCTTGTGAGACGAGGTTCATTAATCCGCCCGGCATAGTATTATAATATACATTTATTTTTTAATTCTTAATTTCGTCATAATATAATTTAATTATTTCTAATAATTCTGTATTTTCTTCATTTTCTATTCTTTTTATTTGCTTTTCAATTTCTTCTTTTAAAATAGGCAACCTAGTATAAAGCATAGGATTTAATGATTTACCATCTTTATTTTTAAATTTATCAGGATTAAATCTTATAAATATAAATTTTCCACTATGTAACATATATAAATCATCATACCGAATTTCTTGATCATATTTATTGTATCCCTTATGTTGTTCTTCATCTGTTTCAATACATAATAATGTATTTCCAATTAATTTTCTGTGGTCTATTCTTCGTCTATGTGTGCATTCGCAATTTCCACTCCATATAGGGTTATCATGTTGAAAACCTTCAAAATTTATATTAATAAAATCTCTAACAGCTATTTCTTTTGTTTTTGAACGCATCTGTAGGGTTAATGGGTCATTTGGAAATTCGTGTTGATAACATAAAGAACAATATCCTTTATATTTTGGATTACCTCTAGCTCCTAAACAAATACCCAATTTACATATTTTATGTCTTACATCAATCATATTTTCTTTTTTATGTTCAAAACAATAAATCGGTTTTTTTTGATGTTCAAAATTATAAAGAGCTGTTGTTATACAATTATCATAACAACATTTCATGTTTGTAAGATTTATCATACCTTCTTTTTTGTGTTCAACGCAATAAATTCTTTTTTCTTCGTTAACAAAACCACAAGATGGTATCTTTTCACATCCAATTTCTAAACAAGTTATAATGGTAACATTTACCATATTTTCTTTTTTATGTTTTGAACAATAAATGCCTTTTTTTTCATTCTTAAAATTATAATTTGGTTGATTGAAACAACTATTTTCAAGACATTTTTTAGCTTTTATATTTATCATTCCGTCAATTCTATGTTTACTACAATAAATAGCAGTTTTTTCTCCTTCAAAATTAAATACTGGTATTATTTTACAATTATTTTCTATACATGTATTTGTTTTAACATTTATCATGTTATCTTTTTTATGTAATAAACAATAAATTGCTTTAATTTCATTTTGATAATTATATGTAGATTGCAATTTACAATTGCCTTCCCTACATAATTGACTAACTAATTTATACTCTTCTTTATGTTCTTTACACCTTATAGGCTTACCATAATATTCACCATAACTGGCTTGTTTACGACAAGTTTCAAAATCACAAATTTTTGGCATTTAATTATATACAAAGAAAATCTTTATATTATTTATCCCCACTTTTATTTTTAGAGAT